GTCAGTGACTGCGACCTCGCATTCAAATTTGAGTTTAACATAACCGTTTCCTTTGCAATTGTAACAAATCATTTATACCAACCATTTTCTAACCTCCTCAGCTAAAACTGAAGTAGCTAAATTAATTTTGTTTCGTAGAGCAAGTATAATTTTTTCGTCTACCGTGCCCTCAGATATTAAATCAATATACGTTACCTTATTTTCAGTTCCAATTCTATGATTTCTTGCTTCAGATTGTTCTCTTATTTCCAGGTCATAATTATTAGAATAAAAAACCGATAAGCTTGCAGCTGTAAGAGTTATGCCCCTACCACCTGTCATAGGTTGACCAATAAAATACTTTGTTTCCGGGTCCTCTTGGAATCGTTGAATATATTCTTGTCTTACGTTTTGAGGTGTATCACCATAATACGTGACCACGGACGGCGGCCCATATTTTTTTATTAATGTTTTTTCTATCTCTTGAATATCATGACGATAATTCGCCCAAATGATCACTTTTTCACCATGCTCTTCTAGAATAGCACATAGCTCTTTTATACGGTTATTTGGTAACGACACCACCTTACCATCATCAGTAGCCAAATGGCCACAAACTATTTGATGAAGTCTTATCATTTGAGCGAGCACCGACGTAGTCGTCAATGTTTTGCTATTGAGCTGCACTAACGCAAACTTTTTCATTTGCATATATGCATCCAATTGCTCCGTTGTTAATGCAACGGATCTTTTCATCCATATTTGATCTGGAAGATCAAGAGCGTCCTTTTTGAGAACACGATAGGAAAACTTTTTTAATTTATAATTTAATTCTTCTAAATTTTTATAACCAACTACTTTGTTAAAAGATCTGCCACCAAATGATAAACGTTGCATTTGACAATGCCGAGCTCTAAATGTGTAGATAGAACTAAAACCCAGCAGCTCATGATTTAAAAAATTACATTGAGAATATAAGTCTTCTGGCGAATTCGTAATAGGAGATCCTGTCATAATAACTCTATATCTAGCAAGCCTACCTAATTTAGTTATTGATTTTGTTCTAATGGCAGTAGAATTTTTAATTATTGTGCTTTCATCTACACACATTAAAGTTTGTCTTGTCATTAAAAAACGATCAGCAAACTTAACGCCACGTTGCGTTGCAAAAGCATCAACATTCATTATTAGAACATTTAAATGCACTTTAGCTGGCTCAGTTATAAATAAACTTTGTAATTCTTCTTCATGTTTTTGTGTTTTTTTACCTGTCCATACGACCACGTTTCTTTCAACATGATCTGGCATATGTGTTTCTATTTCTTTAACCCATGTTCCTTTAACACCATTTGGGCAAATTATTAACAATCCATACACAAAAGAGTTATCATAAAGGTATGAAGTAGAGTCAATAAGCACTTTTGTTTTGCCACAACCCATTTCCATGAGTAATGCAAACTCCTTTTCACCTCTAGAAAAGTGATTTAACATGGCACCCATTGCAGCTAATTGATGGCTGTATGGCTTAGTTTTAAAGCTATATTTTGTATAATTCATACTTTCTAAAAATTATTTTAACATTTTTATTGTGTCATTGAAATAAAAATAATATATGCTGATTTAGAAAGATGAAAGACGGACAAAAAAGTAAAGTATTTGTGGTACAAGAAGTATCTAAATTTAATATTATTTCAGCTCAAGAATTTGGCGAATTAATACCTTTATTTGATGAAGGCAAACAAATAATGTTATCGCCTGGACCAGCTGTAAGAAAAGCAAAACAATTATTAAAAGATTTTTCTGACGATGATTATTTGCTTTTAATTGGTGATCCAGCTATGATTGGATTATCTTGTTCTGTTGCTTCATATAATAATAGAGGAAAATACAAGGTGCTTAAGTATGACAGAAGAACTTTTACTTATTTTCCAATACAGATAGACTTAAATGAAAGGAATAATTATGACAGAGAAAATTGATTTTACAAATTATCTTGCTGAACAAGATGATACTGTAAACATAGCAGAAGTCGAAGACATATCTGAAGTTGCTAATACTTATTTAAAAGTTGAAAGTGAGATTACTCATTTAGAAAATGCAACAAAAAATAAAAAGAAAGAGCTGCAACAAATTAATGATAGAATTGTAGAGCTTATGGAAAAGCGTGGTGTTAAAGAAATCAAACTTCTTAATGGTGACGCTGTAAGTTTTAAAGAATTCTACAAAGGATCAATAACAAAAGATAATGAAGCTGAAGCTTTTAAATGGCTTGAGGATAATGGACATGGAGACTTAATTAAAAATATAGTCTCAATTAGGTTTGGTAAGGGTGAGAACGAATCAGCTGAAAAACTTATAAGTAGTTTAGAGCAAGATGGTTTATATCCAGACCAAAAACGCAAGGTCGAGCCTATGACCTTGAATGCCTTTATTGGCGATCAAATAACGAATGGCAAACAAGTGCCTATGGAACTATTAAGTGTTTTCACAGGTAATAAAGTTAAAATTAAAAAAGGAAAATAACAATGAACGAAGTTACGAAAAAAAAGAAAAGTGAAATATCGACAAACGTTATAGATTTTTCAAGTCAAGCAGGTGTTGGATTTGAAAATGTTGGTGCTCAAGAGATGGCAATACCATTTTTAAAAATTGCTAGCTCTCAAACTCCAGAGGTTAAAAAAAGTAATGCTAAGTTTGTAGAAGGACTAGAGCAAGGACATGTTTTTAACTCTGTTACAAAAGAATTTTATGGTGATATTCTTGTTGTACCATGTGCTTTTAGACCTAGAGGTGTTGAATGGATGCCACTAGGAGAAGGAACTGGAGCTCCACTTAAAATTTATGATCCAAAAGACATCCCTCCTCTTACACGAGGGGCGGACGGCGAAGATCATTACATGATAAATGGTGCATTGAGCCCCTCCTACATTGTTTTGACAGCTGAATATTTTGTGCTGCGATTAAATGATGATGGGACATTTGAAAGATGTCAAATCATTATGCAAAAAACTCAATATAAGAAGTCAAGATATTGGAACACCATGATGATGAATCAAAAAGTTAAAAGTGCGGGAGGACAAATGATAACCTTACCTATGTTTGCTAATGTTTACAAAATGGCTACTGTACAAGAGCAAAACAAAAAAAATGATTGGTGGGGTTGGAATATAACTTTAGAGAAATCAGTTAACGATTTGAAAAATCCTAAATATATTTTTGAGGAGGCAAAAATATTCCATGACCTTGTATCAAGTGGGCAGATTGATCCTGCTCCAGAAGCTCGTGATGACGGTGACGTCTCTCAAGATGTTACTCCAGCAAGCGCTTCTCAGCAAGTTCTTGGCTAATTAAATATTCCTATGTAAGGGGGCTTAGCCCCCTTTTTTTATTTTAACGATATGAAAGCAGAAAAATTTAAAAAAATATTTAGCGGTTTAGATAGAGCTTTTGGCGAATATCGTTACACGAAAGTCGAAGAGGATGGCAAAAGAGGTGGCAATATGTTTACTAAACATGAAACACCAACTTTAAAACATTTTGAAAATCATTTAAACGGCATTGAACCCGCTCTTGGTATTATACCAATAACAGATGACGCAACATCAGTTTGGGGTTGTATTGATATTGATACATATCCCCTAGATCATAAAAGCATTTTAAAAAAAATTAGAAGTTTTAAGCTACCACTTGTCATGTGTGCATCAAAAAGTTTCGGTGCACATATTTTTTTATTTTCAAAAAAACCTCAATCATCATCTTTATTTAGACAAAAATTAATGGAGATAAGATCTTATCTTGGTTATTCAAAAGCAGAAGTATTTCCTAAACAAGAAAAATTAGCAAATGACAAAGATACAGGTTCATGGTTAAATTTACCCTATTTTGGCGACTCACGGTGGGCGTTTCTCGATAATGGAGATGGCGCTACTTTAGAAGAATTCCTAGAACTTTATGATAAATATGTTGTTGATGATGTTACAAAAGTAAAAATAGAAATTAAAAAAGAAGTTTTTCCAGACGGACCACCTTGTTTACAAATTTTATCTACGCAAGGTTTTCCTAAAGGTACCAGAAACATGGGTGTTTTTAATGTAGGAATTTATTATAGGAAAGCTGATCCAGATAATTGGGAACAGCTGCTTGAAAAATACAACATAGAATATTGTGATCCTCCTTTAAATACTAATCAAATGGCTACGTTGATAAAACAAGTAGCGACAGATAAAGATGGTAAAGCAAAATATTCTTATAGATGTTCGGAAGAACCAATTGCATCTTTTTGTCGAAGAGGAGTTTGTAAAACAAGAAAATTTGGTAAACATCAAAGTGGACAAGACCATCCAAATTATAGTGATTTGTCAGTATTAGGTAAAGATCCAGCAACCTGGTTTTTAAATATTGATGCACAAAGAGTAGAGTTAGATGATTTAGATCTACTTTATAGTCATAGATTATTACGAAAAGAAATAGGAAGACAGCTAAGAATATTTGTTCCTAAAATGAAGGAGCAAGATTGGGAAGAAGTTTTACCTGTTTTATTTGATAATATAAAAATTGATGAAGGCCCGGAAGAGATGTCTAAAGTTGGTGAGTTCTTGGATTATTTAAAAGAATTTTGTTTAAATAGAGGCGAGTCTTTTTCTATGGACGAATTAGAGATGGAAAAAACATTTACAGACATAGATAACAAATTAGAATTTAAAATAGATGGTAAAGTCTCAGAAAAAAATCCAACTTATTTAAGATTGGTTGATCTTTCAAGGTGGTTGGAAACTAGTAAAAATTTTAAAGTAAAAAGAGTTTGGATAGTACAAAGATTAAAAGATTTAGGTGGTATCAATACTACCGTTTATGTTAGAAAAACACAATGTAGAGTATGGATAATACCAGCTTTTGAAAGATCGCAAGAAGAAATACCAGTGCCTAAACAAATAAAACAAAAGACTGTTACTAAAACCGATGAAGTGTTAGGATCAAAAAATGATGATGAGGTGCCATTTTGATTAATATTATTTTAGGACCACCAGGTACAGGTAAAACCACTAAACTTTTAAACATTTGCCAAGAAAAAAAAGAGCAAGGTATTTCTTGGGACAAAATTGGATTTTTTTCATTTTCAAAAAAAGCTGCTTATGAAGCTAGAGATAGAGCTGGAGAAAAATTTCAAGCTAGTAAAGATGACTTAGTTCATTTTAGAACATTGCATAGTTTTGCTCTTCGACATTTACCAGTTGACGAAAATAATTTAATGAAAACAAAACACTGGAAATTGTTATCTTCAATTATTGGATTTGATTTAGTTTTAGATAGTACAGCTGAATCTATTTATTCTAATACAAACCATCCTTACATAAACTTAATTAACATAGCTAGACTAAAAAATATTTCTTTGAAAGAAGCTTGGAATGTATCTAGTCAAACAATTAATTGGAGTAAATTAGATTACCTTAATAGGTGTATTAATGAATTTAAAAAAGAAAATGAATTATTTGATTTTACAGACATGATTGTTGATTATACAAAAGACAGCTACGTAACTAATTTTGATGTTTTATTTATTGATGAAGCTCAAGATATGCCACCAATTCAATATGATATGGTAGAAAAATTAATTAGTAATAGTAAAGAAACTTTTATTGCCGGGGATGATGATCAAGCTATTTTTAGATGGTCTGGCGCAGATGTTGACCGATTTATAAATTTAAAAGGTAATGTAACAGTCTTAGATAAGTCTTATAGGTGCCCTAAAAGAGTTCATAGATTAGCAAACTTTATTATTACAAAAGTAAAAAATAGAAGAAATAAACAATGGAGCCCTAAAGATGAGGACGGTAAAGTTTATAGACATGCTAGTTTAAAACACATAGATTTTTCTAAAGGTAATTGGCTTGTTTTAGGAAGAACAAAAAAGATAAGAAAAGATATTATTGAAAATTTTTTCTTAGAACAAGGTTATTGGTTTGGACAAGGCGATAAAAGACCAGTAGCACAATCTGTTATAGATGCTATTTTTACATGGAAGAGATTAAAATCTGGACAACAAATTAATTTAAAATCAGCAAAAAATTTATATTCAAAAATTAAATCTCAAACTAAAGAAAGTTTAATTGGTATTAAAAGAGGTTTTAAACAATTAAAAAACACAAGTGATGATGACATGTTTACTATGAAAAATTTAAAAGAAAATCATGGTTTGTTATCAGATGGCGATTGGTATGATGTATTAGATAATGTTGATGGACGAGATCTTACTTACATTCGTAGATTGGAGCAGATTGGAGAAAAAATAGACGGCGATCCTAGAATAAAAGTATCAACAATACACATGGCTAAAGGTGGCGAGTGTGATAATGTTGTAGTTTTAACAGATCTAGGTCCATTAGTTTATAAATCTTACTTAAAAAATCCCGACGATGAACATAGGGTTTTTTATGTAGCCGTTACTAGAGCTAAACATAATTTACACATCATAGAACCACAAAAAAAATTAGGTTACAGAATTTATGGCAACGAAATTAACTGAAGCACAAAAAATGAAAAAAGATTTAGATAACTTTTTTAAAGAAAATGACAAAAAAATTGAAGAGTTATTAGTAAAAGAGTGGGGTTTTGATTTAGATTGGGTTAAAAAAGCTAATAAACAATGTGAAAGGAATAGGAAACGTGGAAAATAATTTAGGATTGATGAAATTTACGCAGTCAGAATGGGTGCCGCCACATGAATTACCAGATCTTTCTGATAAAAAAGTCATAGCTTTTGATTTAGAAACTTATGATCCGCAACTAAAATATTCTGGACCAGGTTGGCCTATTAAAAATGGTCATGTGATTGGTATTGCAGTGGCTGTGGAGGGTTGGAAAGGATATTTTCCTATTAGACATGAAAATGGTTTTAATTGGGATAGAAAAAGAGTTTTAAATTGGTTTAAAAAATTAATGGAATTAGATTCAACAAAGGTCATGCACAACGCTCTTTATGATTTAGGTTGGCTTTATGCTGAGGGAATAGATGTAAAAGGCAGAATAATAGACACCATGATTTTAGCTCCGTTAATTAATGAAAACAAATTTTCATATTCTTTAGCAGCTGTTGGTAAAGATATGCTTAATGAATACAAAGATGAAACATTATTAAAATCTGCTGCAGCTGAGTTTGGAGTTGATCCAAAAAATGAAATGTACAAATTACCAGCTATTTATGTGGGGCCATATGCTGAACAAGATGCAGATTTGACTCTTAGATTATTTAACCACATGAAAACAATTATTGAAAAAGAAAGCCTAAGTTCTGTTGCAAAACTAGAAATGGATTTGTTACCTGTAATTTTTGAAATGATAAAAAAGGGTGTAAGAGTTGATATTGAGAGAGCAAATCGTTTTAAAAAAACTTTTAAAAATACAGAAAAAAAGATTCTTGATGAAATATTAATTGATTCAGGCATCGCTGTAGATATTTGGGCTGCAGCAAGTGTAGCTAAAGTTTTTGATAAATTAAAAATTAAGTATCCAAGAACAGAAAAAACAAACTCACCTAGTTTTACAAAAGACTTTTTAATAAATCATAAACATCCTATAGCAAAAAAAATTCAATCAGCTAGAGAATACAATAAAGTTCAATCTACTTTTTTAGATACAATATTAAAACATGGTAAGACAGGTAGAATACATGCAAGCATACATCAAATGCGTGATGGAGAATCTGGCACCGTTTCTGGAAGATTAAGTTATAGTAACCCTAATCTACAACAATTACCTGCAAGAAACCCAGAAATAAAAAAACAGATTAGAGGATTATTTTTACCAGAAGAAAATGAAACATGGGGTAGTTTTGACTATTCGCAACAAGAACCACGAATAGCGTCTCATTACGCACATAAACTTGGATGTGAGGGATCGCAAAAAATTGTCGATGAATATAATAAAAATCCAAATGCAGATTTTCATAACATTGTTGCAGACATAGCTAATATAGAAAGAACTCAAGCTAAAACTATAAACTTAGGTTTGTTCTATGGCATGGGTGTGAATAAATTATCTAATGAGCTGCAAGTTGAAAAAGAAATAGCTAAAGAAATATTAAAAGAATATAATAAAAAAGTACCATTTATCAAAGACTTAGCTTCACAAGTTTCTAATTATGCAAATCAAGAAGGTTATGTAAAAACTTTGAAAGGCAGAAATTGTCGTTTTGAATTATGGGAGCCCACAACTTTTGGAGTATTCAAAGCATTACCAAAAGACCAAGCAAAATTAAAATATGGAAAACATCATCATTTAAAAAGAGCTGGAACTTACAAAGCACTAAACAGATTAATTCAAGGTTCAGCTGCAGATCAAACAAAACAAGCAATGATAAATTTATTTAAAGAAGGCATGACTCCTTTAATACAAATTCATGATGAACTAACTTTAAGTTTTGATGGTAGTGATGAAACAAAAAATAAAATTATTTCTGTTATGGAAAACGCAATAGAATTATCTGTTCCAAGTAAAGTTGATTGTGATTTAGGAAAATCCTGGGGAGAGGCAACCTAGGTTTTCTGCGGTAAAAACGAAATCGCTTGACTATAATATTATATAATATAATATAGTATCATAATTAATTTTACATAAAGGAGAAAAATGAAATTAAATAAAGAAGAAATAGAAATAGTAACTAATCTTTTACACGAACGATTAGAAATGGCTGAAATGTACTGTGAGAATTTAGTCGAAAAAGTTGTGTTTCACGAAAACAGTATGTTTGGTGCAAAACAATTTGTTCTAAATGATACTTGGAAGCCAGAACAAAATTTACTTAAAAAATTACAGGGGGAAAAATGAAAATGAGATGGTGGAATTTTAAAGTAACTTATGAAAATTATTTTCCAGCAAATGGTGTGAGTCATTTTACTAAAATATTAACTTATGCAACAGACGATGTTAAAGAAGCAGAAAAAATTGCAAAGCAAGATATTTATGACACAACTCAATTAGGAATTAACAAAGTTGAGTTAATAGGAGAAAGTTTAGAAGAATGAATTTAGAAGCAAAAATGATAGCTTGTGCTGAAAGATTAGGCAAGAAAGCTAGGAGAGATCCAAGAACTTTAGAAGAATTTAAGGTAAGGAATGATTGGGAAAGAGTAAAAAGGATATTAGTAAAAAGGTATAAGCGATATGATTAATCTTCAAGAGCTCGTTCTAACAATATTTCGAGTCGTATTACTCGTTCTTTTATCTCTGGTATGTCTTGCATTATTGCCTTTTCTAATAACTGTTGCTTTGTTTCTAGAGCCTCTAGTTTCTGGGAAACCATACCGTAAGATATACCTGCGGACACGAGTATTATGCCAAACCAAACGGCGTTCTTTAGATTAATTTCAATCATATCGCCTTAGAAAACATTAAACTAGCCCTAGGATTATCACCAAGATTACCTGTTAAACTTAAATTACCACCAAACATAGGTTGATTATATTGTAATGATCTATTTTGTAAATTAATATCTAAACCTTGATCGTCTGATAATTTTCTATAAACATTTTGCATTGTGTTCACAGCTTGGTTATTTTGTAAATCTTCTAAAGTTGGCATTAAATTTAAACCTAAAGCTAAGTCAGTTTCACTTGGTAAAGCATTTATTATTCCAGATTGATTATTTGTTTGATTATTTAGAGGAACAATGTCTCTTAAAAGAGTTTGAGCTTTAAGTATATCCCCAGAAACAAGTTGATTGGTATCTTTTAATTTTTCAAAAGTCTCTCTAAAATTTGATGGTAAAGCAGAGGCATTAGTAATTCCTTTATCCATTACATTTCTAAAGTTTGCTAACAACATACCATCATCCACCATCATTTGATCATCTAAATTATTGAAATTTATTTGTTTTTTAGTTTTATTTTTAGTATCTTTTATTTCTTCAATGTTAGTTGAATCAGCGCTAACCATATCCATGATTGGGTCTCTAAAATTAGGATTTATAAATAGATTTGGATCATAAGGTTCGCCTGGTGTGTATGGTGCTTCTTCTTCTTTTTTATCAATGTTAAAAAAATCTAAAGTAGTGTCTACAACTTTGTTTTTAGCATTACCCATAGCAGATAAAAAATTACCTATCATTGTTTTTTCAGCAATTTTTTCTGGTAATTCTGTGGCTATTAAATTTAAATTACCCATAAATCCAAATTTTTTCTTATAAGCATCTCTGTTTTCAGGAGAGGCTTTGATGAATTGATCTATTTTACTTTGATATTGATTTGGTGCTGATGACAAATAAAAATCTGCAATAGCTTTTTCAGCTTGTGATAAAGCCCCATATCCTTCCTCTAACAATTTATCTCTAATGTGATTAAACTTACCTGTTCTTTTACCAAAATTTCTATCTAAATCTGGTTTATCTGTTCTAAAACCCTCTTGACCTCTACTCGCAACAATTTGATCTAATTGTTGCTCTGCATTAGATTGATTTCGCTCTTGCACTATTTGTTGATAAGCTTTTGTATTTTCTAAACCAACTCTTCTTGAAGGAGTATTAATTATTTGTTGAGAATATTGTCTACCAAAATCCCCACCGTGATTCGGAGCATGAGGCATGTTACACCACCATTTGTTTAGGTTTCTTTCTGTTCATCAAACTTGCAATCCCACCTTGTGCGGCAAACAACGGCAAGCCAACAGATTCTAACCTTTGTTGAGTTTGTGGATTTATTCCAGAACCAACTGGACCAGGCGTGCTTTGAGTTGTTGGTAAAGCAGAAACTGGTTGTATAATATCAGTCACTAATGAAGCGCTAGGGTCTGGTAAGGTTGTAGTGTCGTCTAAATTTATATTTATTAAACTCTCTGGTTCATCGTCAACTGTTATTGACTCTGCATCTTGCTTTATATCGTTTTGAAAATTTTCTAATTTTTTAATATCAGGATCGGTATAATTTTCGTTTGGTTCATCATTTTTATCCAAATCTTTTAACCATGGAAAAGTTTCATCTAAATTATCCAAATCAACAAATGCATCTTGATTTTTAACTACTTGTTCTGCTTGACCAATATCAAAAAAACCAGCAGTAACACCATCGTTTATTAATCTTGTAAGAGATCTAATATATAAATTAGAACCAGATTTAGACATTTGCATATTCATTAAATTATTAACAAATTTTCTATTTGAAAACATTTTAGCGACCGCAGCTGGTCCACCTAATATAGCTAACGGAACTACCGAAGCTCCAAGAGCACCAGCACCAACATCTCCTCCAGAAAAAGCAAAACCTATTGTTCCTCCAGTTAAACCACCGAGAGCAGCAAATTGACCAGAAAATAAAGCTAAACCTCCTTGTTGACGACCAATACCTCTTGATTGTGCTAAACTTAAAGATCTTAAATAAGTTTTTAAATTGTTTAAAGCATTTTTTCCTACCGTATCACCAAACATTTCGTCTAATACTTTTGCTTGTTTACCTTTATAACCTTTTAATATTCCTAAAACTTGTTTGGCATTAATCATGTCTGTCGTTGCATCAATATTTGGACGAATAATATCAAAAATAAATTGACCTCTAATTTTACTTTTTATTTGATCTGCAGCTTCTTGGGTAATTACTTGAGTTATTTTACCATCAGCGCCTTTAACTCCTTTTACGCCTTGTTCTAATAAATTAAAAAAACTTTTAACTCTTTTAGGATTACCACTATCAAATAAATTTTTATAAATAAATTTACTGACATCAACTCCTTCTTTAGATAATTGACCAGTATCGTCAGCCAATAAACCTGTAATAAATTTATGATTAAATGTATTTTTACCGTTTTTATATAAATCATTAGCATTTTCGTAAAGTTGCTTTATTAATTTAATTGCGCCTTGTTCATACTGACCAGATCTTTCTAAAAGTTTAATAGAATTAGCCATTTGTTGAGTGACTGTGTTTTGTAAAGCACCAGCTATAGCTCTTGATTGAGCGTCTGCTGTAGTCCCACCCAATTGATAAGCTCCAGTTTTTCCAAGTAAATAACTTCTGATATTTTTTGCAGTATTAAAATCAACTTTATCTTCTAAATCATTAATGTAGTTAATGATGTTTCTAATTGGCCCTTCTTTTGGAACAACATTAGTTCCATATTGAAGATTCAATTGTCTTTTAAGAACTTTTTTTAATTTAGAAATATCAATAATTTTTGCTCTACCGCCAACTGTTTTTGCTACTTGTTTTTGAACTGCGCCGTAAGCTCCGTCTATGGCTGTTTTGTAAATATCTCTTCCTCCTAAAATAAATACTTTTAAAACATCATCTATATTTTCTTTGTTTGCATTTTTTATAAATTCAGTAATTAATTTAGACTCTGCATCAACTAAGGATTTATTAGCATTAGCAAAATAAGTTTTATTTAAATGTTTAATTAATTGATTTTGTACAGCTTGTTGACCTTCCTCACCTGCTTTTATAATTCTTCCTCCTCCTAAAAAAGATACCTCAGCAAAATTTTCTAACATATCAATTGTTTTTGACGATGATAATCTGGCTGGAGTTAACACTGAACCTCCCTCCATTGCTATTTTTAAAGCTGCTTGCGCTCCCTCTTCTAAATTTTCACCGTTTCTTCCTCTAAATAATTTCATTATTCTTTGTCCAAATATTCTTGAAAAAAGTTGATAAACTCCTTCTCCTGCCATTTCTCTTGCACCATAACCCAAAGCTTCAAAATAATTTGCACCAAAAGATGCTGAGCCACCAGCTCCACCAACAAAAGCAGCTAACATTTTTGCAATACGTGGATATTGTGTTGCTAAAGCAGATATTCTAGCTGGCAAACTAGCTTGACCTATAATTGGAACTAAAGATGGCGCAATAATACCACCAGCTATCGCTCCGATTTCTTTTTGTATTTCTTTATCACTAAGTAGGGAAATAGCCTTTTCTTGAGCCGCAAAAGCTTTTGCAAAATCCACATCGTTGAATTGACTGCCTTTTGCTGCTTGAACAGGATCTGGCGAAACAAAAATACTAAAAACTTTTTTGAACTCATCGAATTCTTGCTTAGAAATTGGCTCCATTGGAGCAGGAAAATTTCCTTCCTCTCTAGCTTCATTTACTGTGTTTTGAACATTTTCTGGCAACAAACCAAATCTTTCTAAATTTAAAATTTGTTGAGTTTGTTTAGACTCGTTTCTAATAGTTGTAAGTGTGCTAAATTCTTGTGACATATTAATTGCTCGGCACTAATGATTGTAAATAATCAGCTAGTACTTCTTTTTGTTGAATTCTTTTTAATAATCTTAAATCGACTATATCACTTAAAGGTATAATCGCATTCTCAACTTCATTAACACCAAAAATTCTTTCGGCAATAGCAGACTCACTATCATATGTTCTTTGATAATTATCCAATTGTGTAATATACATTTTATTTGCAACTTCTAAAAATTGTTGTTTTACTTCTGATGTTAAAATAGATCCTGCTAAAATTTTATCTCTTAAATTAACAAATTTTTCTGGAACTCCGCCAGCTTCTGCAGCAGTAGCAAATTCTCCTTCACGAACTACAGAAGTAGGATCTAAAAATTTCATGTATCTAAATATAAAAGTTATGTCCGATGCGCCAGAATTGTCGTCTGCAGCAGTCTGTAAATCTTGTAACATGTCTTGTCTTTCAACTGTATTTTTATAAATACTACTGTCTTTCCATTTGTTTTTAAAATCATTAACTTGTTTTATTTTTGTCCAATCTTTTTCTGGATTATCAAGTTTGTATTGTAATGTTTCTGTCTCTAGTTTTAATTTTTCTAGTTGAAGTTCTTTTTCTTGGCTATAATTATTTAACTCGATTTCATTTTTAGAATTAGTAATAATTTGGCCGTAATTTGTTTCTTGCAGTAACTCTATTTCTTCATTTAATTTATCTAATCCTAATTTTTTTTCTTGAGGTAGATACTCATTTTCAATTGATAATTTAATATTTTCTTGTTGTTTAATTAAATTGTCAATAGCCTTAGTTTGAAGGTCTAGAGTAAAGCCTTCTTCCGCAAATTTATTTTTTATTGCATCATATTCATTTTCTAAAGTTAAGTTTTCTCCAGTTAATCTTAAATTGTCTATCTCTGCTCTTTTTTCTTCAAGTAAAAGAACATTATTTACTTTGTTGAAATCAAAAGTTTGCAGTTTTTCATTGATTAAAGCTTCTTTTTCTAAGACATCTAATTGTGCTAATTGCGCAGCAAATTCAGTTTCTATTGTTTTTCTTTTTAAATCTTGAATTTTTATATCAAGGTCCGTAGATAAATTTTCTAATTCTAAAACTTTTTCTGGTCTTGCAAACTCATTATTTATTGCTTTTTCTGTATTAGATAAATCTATGCTTTTAATCTCGGCAGCTAGCTTTTCTGGTAATGCGTTAATATTAATATCTCTAATTTGATTTTCTTTGATTGTTGCTTGTATTAATTCTTCTTTAGCGTTGATATCGAGTTGTTCAAGTATATCTTTATATTTTATTTCAATATCTTTTATTGCAATGTCCCTTTTTACATTTTCAGTTTCACTCTTAATTTTTTCTACGTTAGCTGAGGTTACAGCAACTGACTCAGCTGTATATAAATCTTTGTTGTTTTCTACTTCAGAAGTTTTCCTATAAACAGCTTGTAAACTTTCATCTTCAGGTGTTTCTGGATTATCTTTCAAATAAACTTTCATTAAAGGATCTTCTACTTTTTTTAAAGCTTGATTAAGTGCTGCATTACGTATTGCAGCTTCATCTTTTCTATTTAATTTATCGTATGCTGTTGCTATCTGACCAACTTTTTGTGAACCAGTAGCAAGTATTTCTGTTAAAGGTGCTCCTTGTGCATAAGCAAAAGCTAAAGGCGCAACCACTTGTGTAAGCATTTCACCTTGCATTTGTTCTTTTCCTGGACTTTGCCCTCCTAATATTTCTTTAAATATTCTATAGTTTTCTTCATATTTTTTTTTTAAAGCTGAGTCAGTAGTGCTATCATCACTACTAGTGTCGGCAAACAAATCATAAAAAACACCTAGGTTTTCTGCAAATTTTCTATCTTCCATATCTTGCTTTGTTTCAACGGCAGATGGCATTATGTCTACAGCTCCAGATATCTCACCTAAAATTGATGAACCATTTTGTCTATTTACTATCCCACCATCTCTAAAACCAGGTATACCCCCTTGTGCTTGTGGTGTAGCTTGTGGCATAGTCATTTGTGCTGGTGAAGACATCGCTATACCTGTAGAACCAGCCTCAGTGTCTAACATTTGCATTAATGGTTGTATTAAAGCTAAAACACTATCTGGAGTTTGTTCAGCATCTTTTTCTCCAACATACTGAGCAAGTTCATCTCTTCTTTGTTCTTCAGTAGCTGAATCACCTCTCGTAGAATTCATTAATTCAGAATAATCTTGAGCACTATCTATTTTTTGTTTTCCTTCTTCACCTTTTTTTACAATCTCGGATTGTTCTTCCTCACTAAAACCATCCATAATACCAATATTTTCTGCATTTACTTTTTCGCCTTGTTGAGGAGAGCCCTCTTGTCTAAATCTCATTTCTATATCTTTTAGTCCATTAACTTCTCCACCCTCTGCAAAAGGTAACTTTATTCCAAATATAGATTTTTCACCTTCTCTTGTTACTGCGTTTGGATCAAATGGCAATTCACCTTCTCTTGTTACTGCGTTTGGATCAAGATTTAATCTATTCCTAAATTCATCTAGACCTTTTTGTGTTAAAGGCTCATTGAATGTAAAATTATAATTTTTACCATCTACTTCAATATCGTAATTAAATCCCTCACTCTCTCTTGTTACTGCGTTTGGATCAAATGGTAATTCACCCTCTCTTTCAACACTGTCTTTATCTTTTACTTTTTCTAAACCCTCCATCATTTCCATTTCGTCAATATTATCTGCTAAAAAAGCATTGTATAAATCCACTAATTCTTGGTCTGCGTTTGTATTAGATTTTGTGGCAAACTCTCCTTCTCGTAAAACACTTTCTGGATCAGATTCTTTTATTTGTTTAAAAAGTTCACCTAATGCTTTAAATTTAGCTTGATCTCTTTCCTCTTGAAATTTTTCTTGTCTAAATTCATCAGTTTCAGCATCATAATTTGGATTAAGTCTTTTAAATAATTGAAATAAATTAGTTAAAAAAGGTTCTGGATTCATACTTACTTCACCTCTTTCTGGTGATCCATCTTGTCTTTTAACCACGGTTGTCGTACGGTTAAACATAGGTCTATTTAAAACCGACATTAAAACACTCCTAATTTTTTTAATCCAGCTATTCCAGACAATGCTCCTATACCCACACCAATAGCTTGCTGTAGAGGGCTTGCGCCTGTTCCACCACCGCCTGTCGTTAGAACTTGAGCTGATGTAGGAGCTCCTTGATAAATGTCAGATAAGAATCCTAATTGTTGATATGGTTGCATCAAAGGTTCTAGTATGTTTCTTCTTTTAACGTCCTCTTGTTGTTGAGCAAATTGTTGTTGAACACCACCAATACCTAATAGTTGACTAACATCTTGTTGCCCTAAAGCTTGAGCTTGTTGTCCTAATGATGCAAAACCTTGACCGAGAGCTGCTTGTTGTTGACCTAGACCACCTATTCCAAGTGCAGCTAATCTTTCTCTTTCCCTTTGAGTAGCTAAACCTTGTTGAGCTTGTGCAAAATTTTGTAAATTTAATTGAGCTAAAGCTCTTGCTCTAGCATCTTGTAAATTACCCGCAAGTTCTGCTTCTTGTACTCCCATTCTTGCTCCACCAAATGCTCCTGCTCTTTGAGCTTGATCACTTAATTGAGTTTGCGCTAATGCTCCTTGTTTGTCTAACTCTGATAAAGTTGCATCTATTACAGATTGTTGAAAAGGATTCATAAATGGATCTAAATCAGCTTGCGTTGGAGCACCTCTGACTGCGTCTAGTTGTTGGATAGCTTGTTGAGTAGTTCCTAAACCAGTTGTTAACGCTTGTTGTGCAGTATCTAAAAATGGCTTGAAACTTCCAATACCTTGTCTAGCTAAAGCTAAGGCATCTTTCTGATCTTGAGTTAGATCAGCTAAAACATATTCTGGTATTTTATAACCTTTTTCTGTTAAGGCTTTTGCAGCATCCATTAGCCCTAATTTACGGGCTTCAATATCTGGGGCTTCTCTTTGTATGTACTCTTCAACCATTATGCTGCTACTCCTCTTGATTGTGGTGACAGTGTACCACCTTTTTCTAAATTTTTCATCATTTGATACATTCTTTTTGCGCCAGCTCTTCTGTCGCCTCCACCAGCGTTACGAACTGCTTTTGCAGTAAACACAAATTCGCCATCACTTAACATAGCTGGTATATCATCACTTGTCCCGGTCCCCGGACCATTGATGGCGCCTGTCTTTCTAGGAAACTTCATATCTGATCCATTAGCTAATTTCATTATTCCGCCACCATCTTTTGCTCTAATAAAATCACTAGGTAAATCTTCTCTTGGTATTCCAAAATAATTTTGCATATCATCCATATAGTATGGCTTAACGCCAATACCTGAAACTTGAAATTGTTGTGGGTCAGAATAATAAAAAGGATTTAATGCGTAAGGATCACCTGGCACAAAATCTTCTTCTGCTTTTTTAGCTTCAAGATATGTCATAATAGGTGCGGCAACAGTAAGACCAGTTGCTGCTTTACTTAGTAAACTACCAGCTTTTTTAGCTGTCTCTTTTCCTGTGCCTTCAATAATTTTTTTGGTAACTAATTTTTCCATTTCTGGATTCTCAAGAATTTTTTTAGCTGCTTTTTCTTCGATACCGTTGTCTACTAAATATTTTAATGGTGTAGTGCCTCCGTCACTTGTTGTTAAAGTTTCTGCAGCTCTAGGCATTAATCTATTTAAAACATTAAAATCATCACCAAATGCAAATCTACCGCCAATACCTCTTCCAGAAAATTGTTGTAATGGCCCAAATCTACCAGCAATTGAACCAATACCATATCCAAGAGCGGCATTTTTTAACGACTCGCTTACACTTTTACCAGCAATTAGACTACCAATACCAGATCCAATACCAGCGCCAGCAGATCCACCAAGCATAAAACCAATACCAGCGCCTGCTATGGGAGCTACTTTTTTTACAGTATCTTTTACTTTTTTAAATATTTTACCAACAAAACCGCCGATACCGTATCGTGGAATTGATTGTAAAAATTGTTCATCAGTCATGCATAATCCTTTGTTTAGCAACTTTATGTTTGTTGAAAGGCAAGCTTGGATGAACTTGAAGATTTAACCAATTTTATTCTATATTTATAGGCAAATTATTGCTATATGACAATAGATAAATGGAGGAGATCCGAATGCAGAAAGAAATAAAACTAAAATTTGACGCTATACGTCCCTTTGGTCCTACTGTGATTAAAGGCAAAGTGCCTAATTTTATTTTAAATATCGTAAATCAAAAGTGTGATGAGCTATTAGGTGATCCTAAATTAGCTAAACAATGGGATTGGTCGCCTAACTTAGCTGGTAATGTTAAACAAGAAGTGCGCATGCCACCAGAGTGGATTGACAAAGACGGCCAACAATTAGTTTTTTTAATTGGTGAGATGGTTAAACAATATTTAAGCATACCACCAGCTAGTGAAACTTTACAAGCTGAGAAGGTTAACAAAATGGTAATTGAATCAATGTGGGCCGTGAGCCAATGGGCGGGAGACTTTAACCCTGCACACATGCACGATGGTGATTTATCTGGTGTGTTTTATACAAAGATGCCAGAAAGCATAGAAAAAGAAAGAGCAGCGGAGGATCATTATCCTAGCGTTGGTGATATTATTTTTATGTGTGGAGATCCAAAAACTTTTAGCGGACACAAACTACAACATCCACCAGAAGTTGGTGACATATTTTTGTTTCCTTCTTGGCTGACACACATGGTTTATCCATTCCGTACGCCAAATGAAGAAAGAAGATCTGTGTCCTTTAATTTACGTTTGGTGCCAAAAGATGCTGAATTCAAAGCAGAATGATCTTTAAAATATTTCCCGAAGTAATTTATAAAGATAACTTAGACATTAAAAGCTATGACATATCTGGCGTAGAATTCTCTAAAGAGGATGAACAATACTCAATAAGTGATAATATTCTTGATCAGAAAGCTTTTCAAGATATTAAAAAACAGATAGATCTTCACATTCAAAAATTTACCGCAAATATTTTACAAATAAATAAAGATTTAAAATTTTATATTACTAGATCTTGGTTAATAAATATAAATAAAGCGTATTCTAGTGGTATTTTTCATGATCATATAAATTCTTTTTTTACAGGGGTATTATATTTAAATTTAGATGAAGGCATGGATTGCATTAGTTTTCAAAAAAGAAGACACTACCAGTATTTAAAATACACATACGAATCTGACAATGAATTTAATCAAGAGAAATTAAGTTATTTTCCTAAAAAAAATGATTTAATAATTTTTGATGCTGCACTAGAGCATTCTATGGGAACACACACTACTACTAATCCTAGATTGTGTTTAGCATTTGAAGTTTTTGCTAAAGGAACTTTTGGCAAAGATGAAAAAGGAAGGTCCTTTAATATGGGTAGGTTAACGATTTAATAGTATGTCAGATACGGAAAAATTTCCCATGGTTCGTATCACATGGTTAGACGCTAAAGACATGGAAACTGGTTGGCTACCTTACAAAGATATAATAGATGCACCGTTGGCCGTGTGCCAAGAGGTTGGTTACATGGTTGTAAATAACGATGATAAGATTGTAATTATGAGATCCTGGTGTATAGATAAAGATGATAATCATGGGGGCGGTGCTATAGCAATACCACGTGGTTGGGTTAGAAAAATAGAATATTTAAAAGTAGAATATGCAACAAGATAAATTACCAGACATACATATTTTAGATGGTGGAGTGGGCAAACATTTACAGTTTACTTCATTACTTGACGACCTAACTGTCTTAAAAAAAATTTGTATTATGTCTAGTTGGCCAGAACTTTTTAAATATGATAAACGAATAGCTTTCTCTACACCTCTACACATACTACCTTTGCATGATCATACACATACTTTCTTCAATAATTATTGGAATGTTTTTTACAATGAACCGTATAGATCTAATTTTTTAAAAGGCGATTGTCACATTATTGATTATTGGCGACAAATGTATGACTTGCCAGACAATAATGACAGAAGACCTAATTTTTCCATTAACGAAAGAAGAGAGAAAGAACTAGAAAAAGACATAATGAAGTTGGGTAAGTTTATTTTAGTGCAGTTTACAGGTGGACAAAGTGTAAAGATAGAAAACTATGACTTAGAAAATGCAGGGAGAAACTATAATCAAGGACAAGAAGTTGTTAACTTGTTAAGAGAGGCATTACCAGGTGTGAATATAATTGTGTTTGGGCACAATAATGAGCAAGAGCCTTTACTAAACACCATGGCTTTTAATAACTTTGGCGGCAATCCAAAGTTTGTAGACAAAATAGACTTTATGATACTCGCTAAATATTGTGTATCTTTCATATCTATTGATAGCGCATTACAACATATGTGTGCAAATAAATCATTTAATAAAAAGGGTGTTGTGCTTTGGGGCACATCAAAACCAGAAATGTTTGGTTATGAAAACAATACTAATATAATATCAGAGTATCCATACTGTGTTGAGATTGAGCCTAAAAAAATAGTCGATGAGTTTTTGAAAGTAGAGTATGCAACAAGATAAAAATTTAGAACTTTTTTGTACAAAAATATTTGTTTTTAAATTTACAAACAAGGAGATAGAGCCTTTGATAAATGAAGTGCTACTAAAAAAAGAAGAAATAAAAAAAAGAAGTCTAGTATTTTCTAATCATGGAGGAGTTGGTGATTATTATTCAGATTACAATAATCCAATACAACTGCATGAGTATGAAAAACTAATGTACTCAATGGTAAATCGTTTCAATACTTTTAATGTATTTGAATATTGGACGGCCTTTTATAATAAAAATAGTGTTCATGATACACATAAACACGCAAATTTTTTAAACGGTGGGACCAATAACTTTTCAAGTATTTTATATTTATCTGCCATAGGTGGCACAACTTTTCATAGTCCTAATTTAACGAGCATGGAAGATCAATTTGATTTACCCTCTGAAGTAGGCAAATTTATAATTTTTCCAAGTAATTTGTTACATAAAGGTGAAAATTATCATGACGGTGAAAGAATTATAATATCATCTAATATACAAATATGTTAATCAATTCAGATAATTTTAAAACAATAAAAGATAAAAAAACAACGCACATAAAAAAATTCACAGATTTAGAAATAGATTATGATTTTAATTTTCTAATCGGTTTTATTGAGCATTACACATGTCCCGTTGATCATGGGGGATCATACGAAAAAACTTGGTCAACTCCTATCGACGAATCTTACTCTCCTTTTCTTTATATTTTAAATTTTTTAAGAAAAACTTTTCAATATAATTTTAATGAAGAAGATGGCTGTAGATTGTTTTATTCTTTCGCATCTAATTCTGGTCCATCTCATGTGGACAGAGAGGATGTTTTTCTATTGGGTTTGTATGGGAAAACCGTTTATAAGGTAAAGGATAATTTTTATGAAATAGAAAAAGGTGATTTATTGTTTGTTTCAAGGGGTAGTAGACACAAAGCTATATCTATAACACCTAGAATCGTAGCATCTTTTGGTTTTTTTGGAGGTAAGTATGGAAATTAAAGTAGATAAACAAGAAGTTTTTACAGATTACGTTTGGTCTTTTATGATGCCGGATCACGAGCATTGGAAGAAAGAAATAGAAAGCATAGTTTTAGTTGAGAAAAACAAAGCTATGCATAATTTTAGCACAGAGAATTTTCAAGACAGACCTGTGCGAGCTCACAAAACAGCTTGGGATTCTTTTGCAAGGTATCCTGCAGTTTTTAATATTATAGAAATAATTGCTGCTACTATTACAAAATCAATAGAACAAGAAGGCTGGGAAGCTCCTAAACTAAGTCCGATGGACGGGTGGATAAACTGGTTTGATAAGAATCAATGGGCTCAAGAGCACGAACATAATTGTTTACTTTCTGCTGTTTACTATGTTTCATCGGAACACTCTCCAAGTAATTTCTTTTTTCACAGAAATGATAGGTTTCGGTTACGCAAAAAAAACGAAGACGCCAATATTAAATTAGTAAAACCTAAAGAGGGTAGTGTAATTTTTTTCACTGGATGTCAGACACATTCTGTGTCACCAAATACAAGTGATCAAACAAGAATTACTTTAGCTGCAAATTACATAGGTGAGTACGTAAAAAATTGGAATCCTTACGATGGAGAAAAGTAAATTATTTATAGGCACTCCTTGTTATGGTGGCGTAATAACAGCAGATTATTTTAAAAGTTGCATGCAACTTGTTGCTTTAGCTGCATCTAAAAAAATAGAATTACAGTTTGGAACAATCGGTAATGAGTCATTAATAACTAGAGCTAGAAACACTTTAGTGCAATTATTCATGGATGGTGACTATACTCATTTATTATTTATAGACGCTGATCTAGCTTTTAATCCTGAAGCAGTAATAAGAATGCTTGACTACAACAAAGACGTCGTAACAGGTATCTATCCTAGAAAAACTATTGATTGGATTAAAGTAAAAAAGAGACTTAAAGAAAAACCAAATATGTCTGAAGATGAGTTGCTTGCAGCTTCGCTACAATATAATTTAAATGTAAAAGATCCCAATAAAATATTACTAGATAAAGGTTTCATTGAGGTCATGGATGGGCCAACTGGATTTATGTTAATTAAAAAAGAAGTATTTGTAAGGATGGCTAAAATCTATCCAGAATTAAAGTTTGTCCCTGATCAGCATATTAATCAATCTCACGACAAAGAATTTGACTACCATAAAACATCGGATTGGAATTATACTTTTTTTGACACAATGATAGAACCACAAAGTAAAAGATATCTCTCAGAAGACTATGCTTTCTGTCGTTTATGGCAAAATATGGGTGGCAAAATATATGCAGATATTATGAGTGGTATGACTCATTACGGTAACTATGCATTTAGAGGCAATGTTGGAACTCAATTCTTGCCTCAAAACAATAAGTAATTTATTATTGTAGTATGCAATTAGTTGATTTAAAGTTTCGCCCTGGCATTGACAAGCAAGACACTGCATACTCCGCAGGTGATGATCGTAAATACGTAGATTCAGATTTTGTCAGATTTCACTATGGTAAACCAGAAAGATGGGGTGGATGGGTAAATTTACCTAATCCTAATGTAACGGTAGTTGGAGTTGTGAGAGACAGTCATTCTTGGATTGGACTAGATGGCACAAGATATTTAGGTTTAGGCACAGATAGAAAATTATATATTTTTTCTGAGGGTAAGGTTTATGATATTACACCTATAAGAAGAACCGCTAGTCTTACAAACCCTTTTGCTACATCAAGCGGATCTGCAACAGTTACAGTAACTGATGCTGGACATCAAGCAGAGGTAGGTGCTTTTGTTACTTTTGATAATGGCTCTGCTACAAATGTTGTTGATGGCATTGATTTTAATAATGAATTTGAAATTATAACAGTTCCAAGTTCAAACACTTACACAATAAATGCTGGCACAAATGCATCTGGAACAACAGCTGCAGGTGGTGGTTCTACAGACGCAAGCTATCAAATAAATCCTGGACCTACATCATCTACATATGGATATGGTTGGGGCACAGAAACTTGGAGTGCTAGCACATGGGATACACCTAGATCATCTTCTAATGTTGTAGTAGCAGGTAGAAACTGGTCTTTAGATAATTTTGGAGAGGACCTAATAGCCACTGTGTTAGATGGTGGCACATTTATTTGGGACACGTCTGGAGGTTTAGGAGCTAGAGCTACAGCATTGTCCAATGCACCAACAGCATCAAGATTTAGCCTTGTTTCTACAGATACAAGACACTTACTAATATTCGGAACTGAAACAATTATAGGAAATCCTAATACTCAAGACGATTTGTTATTTAGATTTTCAGACAGAGAAGATGCAACAGATTATACTCCTGTCGCCACAAATGAAGCTGGTTCTTTAAGAATAACAGATGGATCTAGAATCGTTGGTGCTGTTAAATCAACAGGTCAAATATTAGTTTGGACCGACACCTCACTACATGGAATTCAATTTGTTGGCACACCTTTTACATTTGGTCTAAGACAACTTGGTGCAAACGCTGGTTTGATAGCACAGCATGCAGCCATAGAGGTAAATGGCAAAGCATATTGGATGTCTGATAATGCTTTTTATTTATACGATGGTGTTGTTAAAAAAATGCCTTGTACTGTTCAAGACTATGTATTTGATGATTTAAGTTATACTAATAAAAATGACATTGCAGTTGGTTTAAATACAGCTTTTAACGAAATAATTTGGTATTATCCTTCGGCTAATGCTACACAAATTGATAGAGCTGTTGCTTATAACTATTTAGAAGGCACTTGGTACACAATAAATCTTGCAAGAACTACGTGGCTTGGTGCTTATGTTTATGAAAAACCTATAGCAACAGAATATAGTGCGTCTGCAACCGCAAACGCTACAAGCATACTAGGTTTAACTGCTGGTGCGTCATCTATATTTGAACATGAGACTGGTAACAATCAAGCAGATGGAACTGCTATTACAGCTTTTTTAGAAACAGGTTCTGTAGAGATAGCGGATGGTGATCAGCTAATGTCTGTAAGTAAATTAGTTCCTGATTTTGATAATCTTGCAAACACTATGACAGCCAGATTAACCTTAGAACAGTATCCTCAGTCAACATCAAATGTGCAGACTAGTGGATCAATTACTAGCACTACAGAAAAAATAAATGTTAGAGGTAGAGGTAGGGCAGTTAAAATACGATATACAACTAATACAGTAGATGATACACCCTGGAGACTTGGATCACAAAAACTGCAGATAAGACCTGATGGAAGAAGATAATGGCAAAAATTACAATAACTAGATTACCAAATGCAACACCAGATTATGATGCTGGTCAGTTTGATCAAATGATTAGATTACTTGATCAAATAATATTTTTATTAAATACTAACTATCAACAGGATATAAAAGAAGAACAAGAACAGGAGACATTTTTCTTTGGCTAATACATTTAAAGGACCGATGTTAGATGTCACTACGACAGACTTAACAACTTTAATAACTGTGCCAACAGCTAATGCCGGTGCAACTCCTCCTGTGCCACCAACCACTATAATAATTAAATCTTTAATTGTTTGTAATGACTCTGGCAGTGCAACGCTTCTTGATGTTCAAACTGTTAGGAGTTCTGCGACATTTAAACAATTTCACCAAAAAAACATAGCTGCAGGAGCAACGGTGGATTTACTTAATCAACATGATGGAATTACAGGAGGCATGATTGTCTTACAAGAATCTGATGTGTTAAAAGTACAAGCTAATGCAGCCAACCAAGTTCACATAACTGTAGCTAATATGGAGGTTACAAAGGGTCAACTTTAGAAAGGATTAATAATGAAATTATTTAAAAATGTATTGAAAGAAGAAACTCTAACTATAGTGAATAAT